GGGCGCGGTCGACCTGGACGACCCGCTGGGAGCGCGGGTCCATCGGGCGCTTAAGCGCAAGGCGATGAAGGGTCTATCGATCGGATACGAAACGAAGGACTTCGAAACCGACGACAAGCGCCCAGGCGTCCGCGTCCTGACAAAAGTCGACCTTTGGGAAGTCTCTCCGGTTAACTTCCCGGCCCAGGTCCGGGCGGCGGTCGATACCGTTAAAAGCTATACGGCGGCGGGTTCGCTCCCGTCGCTCCGCCAATTCGAAGAGACCCTAAGGGAGTTAGGGTTTTCGAATAACCAAGCCGTTGTCATCGCGTCAAAGGGCTTGGCTTGCCTTATCCAGAGGGAGTCTGGGGAGGACGACAATCGACGCGCCGACTTTTTGAAGGCGCTCCGGGGCTAACGCCCGCCACCTAAAAGCTAAGGACAATTCGAAATGAAAACCACGCTATCGCGGGGCGCGTCTCCGCTTGGTTTCATGACTCCCGCCGAGCGGTCGAAGGGCCGCTATATGCGAGCGCCGGACCATAACGCCGACGATGGCAATTCGGACGATAACAAGTCGGTCGAAGCGTTGGCGAAGGAAGTTAAGGCCGACTTCGAAAAGAAATTCGCCGAAGTTAAGGCCATCGCCGAGGATGCAATCGGCAAGGCGGCGAAAGCCGAAGAGATGACCCAGGCCGAAAAGGATAAGGCCGACGAAAAGTTGGTCGAGATGAATACGGCTAAGGCTCGGCTGGACGAGCTGGAGCAAAAGCTAGCCCGTCGCGGCTCCGAAGCTCCGGCCCGTCCGCGCTCGGCGGGTTATCAATTCATCGAGTCCGACGAAGTCAAAGCGTTTTGTGCCAACCCTTCGGCGGGAAAGCGCGTCGGCGTCGAAGTCAAAGCGTCGATTATCGGCGGCGGAACCGCCGACGTTATGGGCGCGGCGGGCGACTTGGTCGTCCCGGACCGGGGCGGGATTATCACCCCTCCGGAACGGCGGCTAACCGTCCGCGACTTGCTTACGCCTGGGCGGACTAGCTCTTCGTCGATCCAATATCCCCAGGAAACCGGCTATACCAACGCGGCGGGCGTCGTCGTCGAGGATGGGACGCTCAAGCCTCAGAGCGATATTAAATTCGACCTGAAAACGTCGCCGGTTACGACGATAGCTCATTGGGTTTTGGCGACCCGCCAAATCCTGGACGACGCGCCGATGCTCCAGAGCTATATCGACGGACGGCTTCGCTACGGCTTGGCCTATGCCGAAGAGCTTCAATTGCTCCACGGCGACGGGACCGGCGTCAACTTGAACGGCATCTATACCCAGGCGTCGGCGATGACCGACCCTGGAATCATTCCGCTGCCGCAAAAGCTGGACGTTATCCGGTTCGCCATGCTCCAGGCTTCGTTAGCCGAGTATCCGGCAAGCGGCGTTGTCCTCCATCCGACCGATTGGGCGGGGATTGAGCTAACCAAGGATTCCCAGGGCCGTTACATCATCGGCGACCCGAAGGCCGACGCTCCGGCGCGGGTCTGGGGATTGCCGGTCGTTTCGACTCAGGCAATGCTTTTGGGGAAATTCCTAGTTGGCGCGTTCAAGTTGGGCGCTCAGATTTTCGACCGGGAGGACGCCCGCGTCGAATTGTCGACGGAGGACTCGGATAACTTCCGCAAAAACCTTGTCACGATCCTAGCCGAAGAGCGGCTCGCGCTTGCGGTCTATCGTCCGACCGCGTTCGTTAAGGGCGACTTCGCGGCGATGATCACCGCGCTAACGACCTAACGTCCGTCCCCCTGGGGAGACCGGCGCTTTCCTGCCGGTCTCCCCCTCTTTTCGACCGCCGACGTTTCGACGGTCCAAAAGGGAGACCCAGGACGATGACCGAACCAACCCAACTTCCCGCCGATGGCGCTCCGCCCGAAGTCGGCGCGGTCTATAATTACGAAGGCCAAAATTACGCGGTTACGCGGGTCGAGCCGGACCGCTTCCTAGTCCTGGGCGATGACGCCGAATGGACCGACGCAATCGAATTTACCGACCATGTCGGCGAAGGCGAAAGCGCCAAAGTCTCCTACGTTATGGCCTTGGATTTATTCGTCGAATCCTACGCCCTGGGCGTTATCGACGAAGGCGTTTCGGCGGAGCAATTGCCAGCCGACGACCAACCCGAAGCCGAGCCGAAAGGATAGCCGAGCGATGATCAAGGAAGCCCCCGAAAACAAGGCCGCCGAGCGCGACGCAAACCAAGCCGAGTCCATCGCCGCCCGCATCAATCGGGAAAACCGCGAACGCGAAGCGGCCAAGGCCGAAGGCAAGGAAGCCGAGCCGGAGGGTCCAACCGGACCGGACGGCGTTTTCCACGTTATGCAAGCGGAAATGTTAATGGCGGCGAAAACGAAGGACGCGCCGGAAAATCAGGAACCGCTTAAGCCGCCCGTCGTCCACGTTATGGAAGTCCAAATGAAGGGCGAAGCCCTATCGGACTATATCGACGAACAACCCGGAATCGATAACACCCTCCCCGAAGAGCCGCTCCCCGGCAAGCCGGTTGAACCGCCGCTGGGCGGGTCTAGCCGGACCGGCGACGACCGGCGCGGACGGCGTTAACCCGATGGCGACCGCGCCCCCGGAGCCGTTGGATATCCAAACGGTAAAGGACTATCTCCGCGTCCTGGACTCCGTCGAGGATTCCAAGATTACGGCGATGATTCCGAGGGCGCGGCTCTGGGTCGAAGAGCATACGGGACTAGCCCTAGTTAAGCGCCAATTTACGGAGCTACATTCGCCGAATAACGGCGTCGTCCGGCTCTATCGCGGGCCGTTGGTTACGCTTGGCGCTTGCGGCTGGACCGATAGCGAAGGCGCTCCCCAGACCTTCGCGCCGACCGCGACGCCGCCTTCGACCAAACTAACCGGCGCTTGGCCGTCGACCGGGGGAGCGCCGTTCGCGATCACTTACGAAGCGGGCGTCGATCCAGGACAAGAGGACGCCCGCCTAATCGGGGCGATGCTCGCGCTGATCGAGGGTGAATATAGCGCCGGTTACGCCTATCCCCCGGAGACCATAACGGCGGCGGTTAACGCGGTTTTCTATCTAAAGTTTGTCGCGCCATGAATAGCGGCAAATTCGATAGGCAAGTCGTTATCGTCGCGCCTCCGGCCAATGCGACGACCGACCAATGGAACGAAGCGACCGGCCCGCCGCCGACCCGGACGACCGCCTGGGCGGCGATTAAAACCGCCCCAGGGACGGAGCGGTTCGCGAGCGGCGAAAATCTCGCGCTCGCGCCGTTGCGTTTCTTTTTCCGTTGGCGGGCGGACCTAGTTAAGCCGAGCTATCTAATCGAATATGACGGGCTAACCTTCGACGTTAAGTCGGTCGAGGAAGTCGGACGCCGCCAATTGCTCCAGGTCGGCGCGGTCGCGAGGGTCGCGGCGTAATGCCTTGGGCGAAAACCAAGCTAGAGGGCTTTAAGGAATGTCGCGAGGCGCTCCAGGAAATGCCGGAAATGATCCGACGGCTAACCGTTCGCGGTCCGCTGATCGAAGCCGCCCGGACGATCCAAGCGGCGGTCGAGGAACGAGCGCCGGTTTCATCCCGGCCCAGCAATCCGACGCCGGGGAGCCTTAAGGCTTCGGGGAAAAGCCGCCGTCATCGCAAGGGCCGGGGGAGTCTGGATACGGTCGCGGTTATTTTTGCCGACCCTGCCGCCGTCCCTCAGGAATACGGGACGACCAAGCAAGCCGCCCACCCCTATTTCCGGCCCGCCGTCGATTCCGTCGAAGCCGCCGTTATGGCGCGTTTCGGCGAAGCTCTGAAAGAGGCGGTCGATAAAGCGGCGGCGGACCTAGCCGCCGCCTCCAGGAACGCCGCCTAGCCCTTCCCGAAAGCCTCCGGCTTATGATGCTCGGACCCGCAATAATCGCCCGCCTGGAGGCGGACCCGGACGTTACCGCGTTTGTCGGCGACCGGATTTATTGGCTTGTCCGTCCGCAAGGGTCGGACCTTCCCGCGCTTGTCCTCCAGGTCGTTAGCGAGACCCGGACCCAACATTTAAAAGGCTTTGACGATTGCTTCGAAGCCCGCGTCCAGCTCGCCGCCCAGGCCGAAAAATATTCGGTTTCGCGGGAGCTAATCGAAGCGGCGACCGCCGCGCTTATCGACGTTGCCGAAGTCGACGATCCGACCGGCGATAACGTGATTTTTTGGAGGGGAGCCGTCGACGGTCCCCGCGACCTGGGAACCCAGGAAGAGACGCGCTTCGTCCATCGGGCGGTTATGGACTTAGCCCTTCGTTACGGAACCGCCGCCTAAAACGGAGACCCTAAAATGGCAGACGACCAACTAGCCGGAATCGGCTGGGGCGGCGAATTTTGGCTGGGCGACGAAGCCGACCCTTCCGTCCTTACAGAGCTTGTCCAGGTTAAGAGCTTTACGCTCCCCCAGGACGAAGTCGAACAAGTCGAAACTTCCCATTTAAAAAGCCCAGGGCGGCGTCGCGAATATGCGCCGGGGATGATTGAAGGCGGCGAATTTGAAGTCGTTCTCAATTATCGCGCTGGGTCGGATACCGACCTATTGGTCCAGGCGGCGCTAAACGACGGCTTACCGCGTCCGTTTAAGGCGGTCGTTCCGGAGCGCGGAGTCGCGGTCTGGGATATCACCGGAACCGGCGTCGTTACCGGCCATGATCGGGGCGAAGTCAACGTCGACGACGCGATGGAAGCGACCGTTACGGTTAAGATAACCGGACTTCCAACCGAAGCCGCCCATACGATTGTCGGAACCGAAATTATGGAAACCGACGCCGAGGCCCGCGCCCAGGCCGAAAAGGAAGCGAAGCAAGCGGCGAAGTCCAAGGCGGCTTAACATGGCGAACCGGATTTACGGCGAAGCCCGCGTCGACCTGGACGACGGGCGGGAGCTAACCTTACGCTTCGATTTTGGAGCCTTGGCCGAAGCCGAAGAGGCGGCGGACAAGGGGACTCAGGAAATGATGGCGGAGCTAGCGAAGGGCGGCGCTCGGCTTAAAACGGCGCGGGCGATGCTTTACGGGGCGCTCCGCTTTCATCATCCGGACCTAACCCTGGAGGACGCGGGCGAATTGCTCTTGTCCGATAGCGGTAACATCTCCGAAGCGATGGGCCGCGCTATGTCCGAAATGGCGGAGCGCCGGTCGAAGGCAAACCCTCCGACCGGGGCGGAGGCAAGGCGCAAGCCTCCCCCTGGGATTGGGACGCGCTCTTCGAAGTCTGGGCGGAAAGCGGCTTAGACCCGGACTCGTTTTGGCGGCAAAGCCCCCGGAGCTTCGGCGCGATTATGCGCGGGCGCGGCAAGTTTGAAGCGACCCGGATCATCCTCCAAGCCCATACCGGCGAAGCGATGGCGCGGCGGAAAATCCTAAAGCCCGCCGAGCATTATCTAAAGCAAGCCGAGCGGGGCCGCGACAAGCCGCCGCCGAGCGCGGTCGTCGCGATGGCGTCGCGGATGCAACGGGCCGGACTCGCCGTAACGGTCCGGCGAATCCCGACAAACGAAAGGGCTAATTACAATGGCCGGAGCGACTCTCGGCTTCCTTAAATTCGTCTTAGCCTTCGATACCATCGCCTTTAAAAAGGGGATGACCCAGGCCGAAAAGGACTTGGTCGGACTCCAAAAAAAGGTCGAAAAATTCGGCAAGTCGATGGGCGATATTGGCAAGTCCATGTCGCTTGCGATCACCGCGCCGCTAACCGGATTCGCCTATGTCGCAGTTAAGGAAGCCCAGGAAACCGCGACCGCGCTAGGCAAGGTCAATAACGCGCTATCGCAAACCGGCGCGGTCGCCGGTCAAACCACGCCGAAGCTCAAAGCCGCCGCCGAAGCCTTCGAAACCAAAAGCCTTTACGAAGCCGACGAAATTCTAAACCAAGTAACGGCGACCCTCCTACGCTTCGGACAAATCCTCCCCCAGAATTTCCAGGCCGCCCAGCAAGCCGCCGTCGACTTGGCGGCGGCGACCGGCGCTCCGCTAGAATCGGCGGCGACCTTGGTCGGGAAGGCGTTAATCGCGCCCGCCAAGGCTTCTAAGGCGCTCGCGGCGATTGGCATAACGCTAGACAAGGCGCAGATTAAGCAACTCGAAACGTGGAATAAAACCGGCCAAGCCGCCCGGACTCAAGCGGTCGTCCTGGGCTTGCTCGAATCCCGGATCAAGGGCGCGGCGCTAGCCGCGCAAAACGCCGACCCGTTTAACCGGCTGATCGACGCCTTTAAAAAGTTGGCGGAGGAAGTCGGCGTTATTTTGATCCCGGTCCTGGCGAAAATCGGGGCCGTAATATCGCCTATCGCGAACGGCTTCGCGTCGCTTAACCCGTTCGTAAAGGACGTTATCGTTTCGCTTTTGGCGCTCGCGGCGGCGGCTGGACCGGCGCTAGTCGTTATGGGGAAAATTACGGAGATAGCGGCGAAAAACCCGGAGCTAGTCAAATTCGCGAAGTCGCTATTTTCGGTCGCCGAAGGGTCTCGCGCCGCCGCCGCTGGAGCGGCGCTGATGAATATAGGACTCGGTCCAATCCTGCTTATCCTGGGGGCGCTCGCAATCGCGGTTACGGCGGTCGTCGTCGCCTGGGATAATTGGGATAAAATTACGGCGTTCGTTATGGAGGTCTATAACGTCGTTAAAAAATTCATCCTGGATAATCTCGGCAAAGTTTGGACCGCCGTAAAGACCGGCTTGGCTTCGGTCGTTAACGCTTTCAAGGGCTTGCTTAACGCGGTCCCCTGGGTCGCCGGATTAGTTAAGGCGGTTTATCATTGGTATGTCGATTATCTCGGCGGCGTCTGGAAATTCGTTAAAAAGTCCCTGGATACCGTCGTCGGATGGTTCATGTCGGCGTTTAACTTCCTTAAGAAAATCTTAGCGCCGGTCGCTAAGATTATCGGCGGCGCTTTTTCGCGGGCGTTTTCGGCAATCGGCGAAAGTTTCGGCGGCGTCGAAGGTAAGGTCGCCGACGTTAAGTCCAATCTCCAGGGGAGCTTGTCCGGCGTCGACCTGGGGCTGGACGCGGCGGTCGATAAAACCGGCAAAAAGGCCAAGGGTAAAGCGAAGGATACCGTCGCCGAAGCGGCTAAGGAATTTAAGTCGCTGATGGACGGGATTTTCCCGGAGCGGGCGGCGGTCGCCGAGTATGAAGGCAAGCTAGCGAAACTAAAGGCGGCGCAGGACGCGGGGAAGCTATCGGCGGATCAATACGCCGAAGCGGTCGACCGGCTCGGCGTCAACTTCCGCGACCTTCCCGACGAACCGCCCGATTGGTGGTCCAAACTAAGCTCGGACGCCTTTACCGCGACCGGCGCTTTCGCGCCGATAGACGTCGGCGCGGCGAACGCCTTCGCCGATATCAAGGAACAATCCGACAAGGGGATGGAGCAAGTCGCCGAAGCGACCAAATCCAAAACTAAGGAGATGGCCGAGGCTTGGCGGGATATGGCGAACAAGGCAATCGAGTCCATGAAAGGCATGGTCGACGCCTTCCAATCGGGCGATATCCTGGGCGGGATTCAAAAAGTCCTGGACCTAGTTTTGGAGCTAGCGTCGTCGCTCTCCAGGCTCGGCGTTTTCGGCAAGGGCGCTCAGACCGCGTTCGGCGGAGCGCCTGGGTCGACGGCGGCTTACGGCGGAGCGCGGGCGATGGGCGGGCCGGTCGTTCCCGGCAAGGCTTACACCGTCGGCGAAAACGGGCCGGAGTTTTTTTCGACCAAGCGCCGGGGCTTTATCCACCCGTCCGGAAACGAGGCGCAATCGGCGCGGGTTACGGTCATCCCCTCCCCTTATTTTGACGTTGTCGTCGACCGCCGCGCCGCCGCCGTCGCCGCGCCGATGGCCGGACAAGCGGCAATCATCGGAGTCACCGGTTCAGAGCAACGGATGGCGCGGCGCTCGCGCCGCAATCTCTACGCGACGGGCTAACCAATGATCGACCTTCCCGACTATCCGTCTCCCGCTTCGGCGTCGCCTGGGCTTGTCGACTTCGGCGCGTTCCTAACGCCGACCCTGGGCGGGCCGGTCCAACGGGTCGAAAGGATGGGGAGCCGGTTCCGGATTAGTTGCCAAATGCCGCCAATGCCTAACCCGACGCTGGGGCGGCAATGGATAGCGAAGCTAATCCGGGGAAAGCAGGAAGGGGCGCGGATGGCTTGGCCGCTCCAGGGCTTCGACCCAGGGACGCCGGGGGATATCCTAGTCGCGGCGGCGGGCGCGGCGGGCCGGTCGCTCCAGGTCAAAGCGGCGACGCCCAATTATGTTTTCCGCGAAGGCCAATTTTTTAGCGTCGTCATTACGGGCCGCCATTTCCTTTACATGATAACCGCCGAGACCATCGCGAGCGTAACCGGGACGGCGACGCTCCCGATTGAGCCGATGATCCGGGTTAGCCCGCCGCTTAACGCGGTCTGTTACTTCGGTAAGCCGATGGTCGAAGGGTTCATTATGGGCGACGCCTTCGGCTGGGAAATGGCGCTGGCGAATTTCGTCGGGATATCCTTCGACCTAGCCGAGATTGAATGAGCGATGGCGCTAACGTCGCCGGTCGTCCTTCTAGCGGGGCTAGTCGAGATGCAACTCGCGAGCCGGACCGTCCGGCTATGCGACGGCGGCTTCGTCAATTGGCCGGGGGTCGGCTTGTTTACATCATCGGACTCGGCGTTCGGGACTATTGAAAGCGTCGAAGGAATTTCCGAGGGCGTCGGCGACCAAGCTCCAGGGGCGCGGATGACGCTGTTACCCAAGTCGACCGCCGACGCTTCGGACCTATTCCAATCCAACGCCCAGGGGCGACCGATTAGGTTTTGGCTTGCCGAAGTCGACCGCTTGTCGGGTCTCCTAGTCGGGACGCCGGAGCTAATGTTTTGGGGGATGATTGATTCAATGGGAATCACGCTCGGCAAACAATCGCGAAAGGTCGAAGTCGAATTTATCGCCGCGTCCGAGCGGCTGTTTATGGTCCGCGAGGGAAACGTCCTAACGCCGCGCTTCCATTGGGACGCTTGGCCGGGGGAAAACGGATTTAACCACGCCACCGGCAACGCGACGCAAGTCCCCTGGGGCGTAACCGGTCCGCCGCGAGGATCGATTTATACGAGCGGCGTTTGGATCAATAACTGATGGCGAAGCGGCAAAAAAAAAAGCCGGTTCCGGACCTTATCCGGCGCAATCGGGCGCTAGTTGCGACCCAGGCCCAATTCGCCGGGAAGGCGTTCGCGCTCGGCTCCGCCGATTGCGTCCAATTGGTCCGGTTTCACTTGCTTAAAATGGGCCATAAGGCGCTCCCCCAGGCGACCGGCTATTCGTCCCCGGCTGGCGTCAAAAAGGTTTTGAAGGGTCTCGGCTTCGACAACTTGGAGGGGCTTTTCGATAGCTTGCTCCCGCGTATCCCGCCCGCCTTTATGCTCCCTGGGGATATCGGCTTGGTCCGGGCGGAGGAAGGCGCTCCCGCTTGGCGAGCTGGGACCGTCGTTATTTCCATCGGTCGAAAATTTCTCGGCTGGCATCCGGACTCCCCGACTTTGTCGATTATGGAGCCGACCATCGCCGAGCCGTTTATCGCTGCCTGGAGGGCTTAACCCTTGTCCAAGGTCGCTAAAGTCGTCGCGATTGTGGCGACCGTCGTCGCGGTCATCGCGTCGGTCGCAATCATCCTAGGATCGGGCGGCACATTTGCGCCGTTCGTCCTGCTAACTTGGTCTGAAGTCGGAGCGATTGCGGGGGCCGTCGCGGCAGTAGCGACGACCATCGCCCAGGTTACGGCCAAAGCGCCGGACGCGAGGGGAAGCGTTAATCAAGTCCTAATCGGTCGCAATATGGCGGTCCCTTACGGCATCGGTCGGACCTATGCCGGGGGCTTCCAAGTTTACGACCAAAGCGCCGGAGAGGACAATAAGGACCGGACCCAGATAATGGTCCTTAGCGCGGCGGGGCCGGTCGAAGCGATAGAGTCCCTTTGGGCGGACTATACGAGCATTACCCTGGACGAAGCTCCGGCCAACCGGATTAGCGGCGAAGCTATCGGCTATTATGAAAATTATCTCTGGGTCGATAGCCGCCTGGGGGCGCGACCCGATTCCGCGCTGCTAAATGATCCTGGACGCGCTCCGCTCCGCGAATGGGATTCGACCTATAAGCTCTCCGGCTTCGCGGCTTACCGGCTAACGATGAAATTCGATAAGGACGGCAAACGCTATTCGTCCGGCGTCCCCCAATGGGGCGTTATCTTTAGGGGCGCGAAGGTTTACGACCCGCGCCTGGATTCGACCTATCCCGGAGGCTCCGGCCCTTGCCGCTGGAATGACGAGTCGACCTTTACCTGGATCGGCGGCGGCGGCGTCCCTCCGGGCGAAAACCCGGCAATCCACGCGCTCAATTATGCGCGGGGCCGCTATATCGAAAAGAGCGCGGCGGGCGTTCCCCTGGCGACGCCGGTTAAGCTCTTAGGCTGCGGCTTCGACTTCGCCGAAATTGAAGTCGCGCAATTCGTCGAGCTTGCCAACCTTTGCGACGCCAACGGCTGGAAGGTCGGCGGGACGATTTACGAAGCCCCAGGGTCCAGCAAATGGGACAACCTAAAGCGGATTCTCCAGGCTTGCGCGGCGGAGCCGACCTGGGCGGGCGGGAAGCTCGGCGTTAAAATCTCCGCGCCGCGAGTCCCGGTCGTTACCATCGGACTCCCGGACTTGGTCGACGGCGAAATTTCGGTCCAGGCGATGAAGTCCTGGAGGGACAAGGTTAACACCGTCGTCCCCCGCGTCCGGCTGGAAAACCAACGCTGGGAATATACCCAGCTAGAGGAAGTTACGGCGTCGACCTATCTCGCGGAGGACGGCGAACCGAAGAGCTACGAAGTCCAATTCGACCTAGTCCAACAACCCGACCAAGGCGCGGAGCTTGCCGCTTATACCCTGGTAAACGGGCGCGAATTTGGACCGATAAGCCTCCCGCTTAAGCCCGCCTTTATGGTCTATAACGTCGGCGAAGCCGTGACTCTCAATATCCCGGAGCTTGGCCTTTCAAATCAATTGGCGGTCATCCTTAACCGCCAAATCGACCCGTCTAACGGGTCCGTCCTTTTCACCCTGGAAAGCGAAACCACGGCCAAACATGACTTCGCCCTGGGCCGGACCGGCGTCGCGCCGCCGTCGCCGACGATCATCCCGCCGAGCGATAGCGACGCCGCGCTGGAGGATCAGCAAATCCCCGTCGCGCAAATAACCGCTTTTATTGGAAGCTCCAGCGTTAGCAATTTGTCCGGGACGATAACCGCCACCGGCCAAGTTACGGTCTCCAATCATAACCGGCTTTACGCCGATAAAACCGTCGCTGTTACCGGCGCGGTTATTCCCCCTCCGGCTGGAGCGGTCGCGGGCGATACGGTCGTTATTTTCTACGACGATCCGGAGCGGGCGGGCGGCGCGGTCGTCTATCAAAAGGCGCGGCTCCCTGCGGGCGCGGGCCAAATCGATACCTTCTATTCAAGCGCGACGAACCCTTACCGGCATTTCGTCATCGCCTTGCCGGTTCCGCCTAGCGGGTCGTCGACCGGGGGAAGCGGAACCGGAACCGGAACCGGGGGGACCGGAGGCGGCGGCGCGGGCGGCGGCGGCGGATGGAAAACCCAGCTCCAATAAATGAAAGGCGCGGCGGATGATTAGTCCAGGTCGCTACGATATCTCGGCGGACCGTTGGGTCGCTTGCCTCCGGACGTTTAGCTTCGTTGGGCTGGACCTAACCGGCGCGACCTTCCTTTCCCAAGTCCGACAAAAGCCGGACCTGGGCGGCGCTCCCTTGGTCGCGCTAACCGACGCGGCGGCGGGCGCGGAGGGCTTGCGCCTGATTGGCGTCTATACGTCGACCATCGCCGCCCATATCGCGGCGGGCCGCCTGGACGTTGTCCCTCCAGGTTACAAGGCAAGCGATACCGTCGTCCTTTCCCAAGTCGGAATGAGGATTAATGAAACGACGATGGAGGGGCTTCCCTATCCGGGGGAGCGCGGCGACGACGCGACCCTAGCCTGGGACTTACATATCACGCCGACCGGGGGGCTTAAGGACAAATTCCTGGGCGGCGACTTTATCGTTAGGGCGGGAGTCACCCAATGAACGCGATAACCGTCGTTACGGCGTCCCATACCGCCGTCCTTTACGTCGACGGCGCTCCCGTCCCGGTCGTCATTGGCGGAGCGCAAGGCCCAGCCGGAGGACCGCAAGGCGAGACCGGCCCGCCTGGACCGCAAGGCGTAAAAGGCGACACTGGAGCGACCGGGGCGACCGGGGCGACCGGACCGAAGGGCGACACCGGGGCGACCGGCGCGACCGGCGCGGCGTCGACCGTCCCAGGTCCGACCGGACCGAAGGGCGACAAGGGCGACAAGGGCGACACTGGAGCGACCGGGGCGGCGTCGACGGTTCCCGGCCCGCAAGGTCCAATTGGTCCGGAGGGTCCGACCGGTCCGGAGGGTCCGGCGTCGACCGTCCCCGGTCCGCCTGGGGAAAGCGGCGTCGTTTCGGACGGCGATAAGGGCGACGTTTTGGTTTCGGGCGGCGGCAATGTTTACACCGTCCAGAGCGCGGCGGGCGACTTTACGGCGTCGGGACTTATCACTTCGGATATAGCCGGGGGCGGTTACGTTAGCTTTAGCGAGGCCGGAAACGAAACGGCGGCGATGCTCGGAACCGCCACCGCTTTTTATCAGCTATGCCACGGCAAATTTTACCTGGGCGATTACGATACGGAAGTAGCCTGGGCGACAATCGACGCGAGCGGCGTAACGTCCGCCGCCGACCTTAAATCAACCGGCTATGTCGTCGTCGGAAACGGGTTCCTTTCGCTTCGTTCGGGCGGTCCAGCCGGAGCCGAGCAAGCCCATATTTACGCCTCTAGCTCAGAGTGTTTCTACCGCTCTGATACTCACCATTTCCATAACAAGGCCGGGACGCTTTCGGCGGTCGATATCTCTACGGGCGGCGTCCAGGCCCATGCAACTTGGGAGCATCATTTCTATAACGGCGCGGTCGATACGCTGGCAATCACCGCCACCGGCCTAGCCGTTACCGGACGTATTCAGCTTATCCAAGGGACTCCCGCTTTCGCGCCCGCGTCGCTTTACCGCGATGCAACTTATGGCGTTGTCATGTCCGCCGCGTCCGGCGTGAATTACGACTTCCTTTTGACGAGTCCAAGCGGGGCGACAATCCTTTCGGTCCAGGCCGGAACCCTTGCTGTTAATATCCCCGGAAGTCTCGCCGTTACCGGCGTAATCACATCGGGCGGCTCGGCGCTCGCGACCGTCTCCCAACTGGCGAATTATCTCCCGCTAACGGGCGGACAAATAACCGGCCCGCTCTTCGTTAGCGACGGCGGAACGCAAGCCGGGAAAATCACTTCGTCCGGTCCCTGGATGCAATTTTTCGCCGACGCTATCGGGTTCAATAACAAGAGCGGGGCGTCGAGTTATTTCAACGTCGGCGCGGGCGGCTTGAATGTCGATCCAGCCGTCGGTCGAATTGTCATCAACGGGACGAACCCGTCGCTTTGGATCAAGGGCGACGCCAACTCCTATTATACGGCAATCAAGATATCCTCCGTTCCTGGCGATAGCGTCATTAGCGGTTATCAAGGGCTAACCTACGACTCCCACGCGATTCACGTTTGGCAGACCGCTGGAGTTACAAAGGGTTCGCTAGACACCGCTGGCAATCTCACTTTTAACGGGCTGCTAACCGCCAAGGCGGGCGGGATTCATTATATCGGACCCGCCATCGGCGAACCCGCCGCCGATACGCATCTCACTATTCGCGCCACCAATTACTATTCCTATCTCCGGTTTCAATCTGCCGGGGGCGGCGGGACGATGGTCGACGCCGGGGCTATCCTGGGGAGTCACGGATGGTTTTGTTGGGATAATTTCACTTTCAAAAACAAGGCGCAAACCGCTGATCACGCGACCCTGGACGCAACCGGCCTAACCGTTACCGGGACGATCAAATCGCTTAACGGCCACTTCAACCGCGCCGATGGGAACGGCGTCATATTTTCCCAGGTCGGCGGCGATACTCACATTTATTCGAATAGCTCCGGGATTTTCAATTTCGTCAAATTCGACAATTCCGGAAACGCGGTCATCCTTAACGGGACGGCTGGGCTTTACGACTTTACCGGGACCATCCGCCAAAACGGCGTCCCGGTCGCGACCGTCGTCCCCCGCGAGCAAGCCGTTACATCGGCGGCGACCGTTACGCCGACTTATCTAAACGATATCGTTAGCATCTCCGCCCAGGCCGCCGCGCTTACTATCCCCAATGTCACCGGAACCCAGGTCGCTAACCACGGACTCGTTATCCGGATCAAAGGGACCGGCGCGTTTGGGATAACCTGGGGCGGCATCTATCGCCCTTGCGGCGTCATCCTGCCGACGACGACGGTCGCCGGAAAATGGATATACGTCGGGATGATTTTCAATCAGGCGGAGGGCTATTTCGACGTCGTCTCCGTTATGCAAATGGCGTGATCATTGCTCCCGATTAAAACCATGTTTGGAGGCGGCGTCCGCCGAGCGTCGATCACGTTCGGACAAGGGACGCTTAACACTAATTCGACGGCCAAGGTCGCGTCCGTCGTCGGCGCGGGCGGCGCTCGGCTCTTCGCGGTCGTCATCGTCACAAACCAAATGGCGACCAACGGGACGCTAACCGACGACAAGGGCGGGACTTGGAATTATCTCGTTTTCGCGTCCAACTCCGCGCCTAATCGCTCTTGTGCCATTTGGTGGCGGAGCGAGCTGTTAACCGATGCTTCGACCGTAACCGTAACTTATACGCCTGGAGCTTCGCCGACGACCAACGACGGCGGCGGCTTGGTCGTTTTCCGGGTCGACGGGCTGGGTCCGGCTTGGAACGTCATCGGCGGAACCGCGAGCGATCCCGCGAACGGCGTCCCGGCCCTTACGTCGACCGCCGCGCCCGTCGCCAATTCGGTTATGCTCGGCGTCGTTATCAATAACTCCATCGCCGTCGCCGCTCCGGCCAATTGGGAGACCCAGGCCCAGGGCGGTTACGCGAACCCGACGCTTAATTATACGGTCGCCACTTGCGACGCCGGGGAGGCGACCCAAACGACGACCTGGGGAATTTCGTCGGCGCTCAATTGGTGCGGCGCTCAGGTCGAGATATTGCCGGGGGCGTAGCGATGGAGCCTCCGACGCCCCAGGGACGGCTAGTCTTATCGCTGCTGTTGAGCTTGGCGGTTATCGCCGTCCTTTGGTTTTTCGGATATCGCTAGGCGATGGCGAAGCAATCGACGCCCCCTCCGGCTTGCCTGATAGTCCTTTTGGCGTTGGTCGCCTGGGCTATCGCGGCGACCCTCTGGGTCGCAATGCGCCACTAGCCCGCCTCCGGCGCGATTCTAGCGCCTCTCCCCCGTTTCTAGGTCTGGATATAGCCCTGGGCGCTCCGCCGCGCTCCAGGGCTTTTTATTTGGCGCGGTCCAATCCCCGGTCGAAGGCTTCGGCGGTCGCCTCCATCCCGGCAACGAAAAGCCGAAGCTCCCGCCAAAGCGCCGGAGCGCGGGTCCGCAATTGCGCCCGTCCGGTCCCGACGCCGTCGACCGGCCAAACGACGACGCCGCCCTGGAGCAAATGCCAATTGATCCTTTGGAACGCTTCGCGCCAACGGACCGTGATAAGCGGGAGGTCCAAATCCCGGAGGAAGGCGGAGTCGTCCATACTAGGGCGGAGCTTCGTAATTATGCCGACCGCGTTCGGTTCGCCGCGAGCTTCGGCGGCTTGTCCGCCCAGGCCGCGCCCGTCCAGGTTATCGCCAAAGGCGAAGAGCCGGTCCGGATGGGCGCGGAGGTCGGCGCGGCAATAGCGGCGGACTAGGACAATCGGCATTTAGCTAGGCTAATATCCTATCCGATGGACGGCGCTCAAATAGCCGTCCTCCTGGATCGTAAACCGGAGATTGGACCCAAGCCGCCGCTTGGCCGCGTTCAAAACCTTAATCGCGGCTTCGACGCTTACGGCTTGTTTCGGCATCTGGAGGACTAGCGGGCGGTCGCCGATATCGACCAAGGCCGGGGCGTCCGGCTGGACCGGCTTCGCTTCGACCGGCTCCGGCTTCGGCTTAAAGGCTTCGCTGGGGAGCGGCGCTTCGCCTTCCCGCTTGCGAAAGCCGGTCGGAATTGTCCCGGCTGGAAGCTCGAAAACGAGCCTATCGCCTTCGTCCGCATAAAGCCGGACGCCGGTCCCTTTGAAGTCGGGAAGCCTTGCAAGC